GATTAGTACCACCCCCCCAATCTCATACATTATTTTTTATTTTTTTTTCTATACTCCCATGCCTCCTTACCGCTCTTAGAGTTATGACAGGGATGGCACATTGTTTGAAGATTACTTAAATCTGTTTTATGTCCGCCCATATTAATACTTAAAATATGATCAACCACTTGCCCAGCTGTAACTTTCTTTCTTCTTTTGCACGCTTCACATAAAGGGTTCCTTTGTATATAATAGTTCCTTAAGCTCCTCCATTGCTTGCTATGGTAGAAGTCAGAGTTATCCCTCAACCTTGTTTGCTTTGGCTTCTTTGGCATCCAAGGCCTTCTCTTGCTGTCGGGTAGTTTAGGCATTGAGCTCTGTTAGTATAAAATAATATTCAGTATCCATCTCTAATATATATTCTAAGTTCTTATGGTAATCCAATAGCTTATCTCTATCTCTACTCTCCCATATCTCATGGCATCCTTTACGCTCTCCAAATGATAAGCAATGGTAGGTTATGTTTGCTTTATCAAATACTAAGTCGGCTCTCCTACTTCTTGGAATTAAATGGCTATGGCTTAATGGTACATCAGCTCTACCACATCCACTACAATATTTCCCACGCTCTAAAGCAATCTCCTTGTACGCTCTCCTAATCTTTTTGTTTATCTGTCCTTGCTTACTGCTAATCTTTCTCATTGTATCTGCTCGGCCATATAACTACTATCTTTCTCATAATTTCTCATCTCAAATAGCATTATTCATTAGGCAAGTTGATGCTAAAGGTTTGAGCTGCCCAAATGATTACATCATCTACCAGCTTTGTAAACTCTTTCTTTGTTAGCTGTGCGGTAGATTTAAGATACTCCACTTTAATCCCATCCTCAATCCTTTCACGCTTTAGGAATTTTAATTTACATATATCGTGCATCTCATCTTTAGAGTATCCAAGATCCTCTCCCAAAATCTGCATATATTTCCACCATAGTTTATTCTGAGAGTTTGTTCTATAATCTTTATTCTCCTTTAAAGTAAAGACAATATCCATTCCATCAAACTTTAACAAGTCGGCAATAAATCTTTCCTCATCTAAAAAATCTATTTTAAAATTCTTTATCTTTCCAAAGTGCTTCATGGATTGCTATTTGTATTGCAGCCAATAATACTATAACGCTCATTGCAATTGCTATGGGCATTAATAATACTGATATGATTGGCTTAATTAAATTCATTACTCATTTCCTTTTTTCAAGTTTGTTGCGTTTCAGGTGCTACAATATTAGTAAATAAATCAATACAGCTATTAGCGTTGTTCATTTCATTATTAAGATTGCTTTGTTAGTATGTCAATAATCTCCTTATCATTATACATTGGGCGGCTGCCTTTATATTCATGGGGCTTGAATAAGTTTTTTACTTCCTTTATATTATGATCCTTATCATAATAGATAATCCATCCTCTTTCAATCCCATCCTTATCTTTGCATCCCATTGTTTTTTTTATCATTCCTATTGTATTCATTCATCCATTTCTTTTGTGCAGAAGTATGCTTCCAGAATGCAAAGGATTACTACTACTAAATAAATTAACATTATTATCTTAAACATTTATAACGATTTTAATATTTCTTTGCATAATTCATAAGGTACTTTGCTCCTCTCAAAACTATCTTTTAATCCTTGCGTTCCTGTTTTAGATCCCCTTGGTGCTGATTCATGACAAGGCATCCCATTTTTGCACATTGGTTTAGGAATCCAATTAAAGTTGTTAGTCCATATATCAGTTGGCTTCATTCTTTTATCTCCATACTGGCAATAAGTAACTGTATGCCTTATTCCCTCTGTTTGCATAAAATCCATTTTCCTTAATAACCCCCTTGGATTTTCTATATAAAAATATTTAGGGTTGAAGTGTTTTAATATTTCTAATGTTTTTTTTACTATATCTATTCCGTTTTTTGCGGCATCTGTTTTTGGTTGTCTTTCTTTTGTCCAATGATGATAGCAAGATGCAATGGAAAAGGTTGTACAAGGAGGAGATGCCCATATAATATCAGGTTTGAAGGGGATTTTATCAACATCAAAATCTAATATATCACAAACATAGTTTATTTTATCAAACGCTTTATAATCACTTGTAAATACTTCCATTCCCATTTCTTCAGCTACTTTACTAAAACTTCTACTACCTGCAAATAATTCTAATACTTTCATCCAATCAATTTTTGATTATTTAATAAAGCTTTTGTTTTATTATCTATTAAATGCTTTGCTCCATGCTGCTCATTGTACCATCCCTCCCATATCATCTTTTTAATTCTATAAAGCCATTTGTTCATTGTCTTGCCGCATAGATGAAACTCCTCAGAATCTAATACTCCATCATCAAATGCTTGTTCTACTGCTTGCCAACTAAACTTGGGGTATCTTGTTATAAGTATTTGGCTTAATCTTTTAGCTAATACTACTTTCTCATCAGCTGGTTTTACTTGTCCTAAATCTACTAATGTTTTACCGATTAGGTGTAAGCATTTCTTTTCAAGTTTCCCTTTATCTATTTCCTTTATCGTTTTTTAAATACAATATCTAAATTTTTTTGATGTTCCTCTATTAAAGATTCTATCCAATCTTTCAAAATATCAATTTTTATAATAGGATCAAGCTCCTTATAGGAATCTGTTTTAACAAATTTAGCTTCTCCTGTATTAACATCCATTTTAAACATATCTACTTTTTTCATTGTGTTTTGTTTTTAATGTGTGATTGATTTAGTAATTCTTCAGCTTTCTTTTGGCTTTGCAGATGCATATCTATTTTGCTCATTTTTTGCTTTGGCTTAAAACTCTCCTCCCTTTTGATCCATGTTTTTAATCGCCTGCCTATTTCAAATGTTGTTTGATATTGCCACCGCATTCTGTTATTTGTTTTAGATTTCGGCTCGCTCCAATAATCGTAAAAGTCATTTAATATTTCTTGGGGATAATCATAAGTAAAAACATCAACTTTAAATTTTTCGCTTTTAGAGAGAGTATTTTTGTTAATTCTTTCTTTTGTTACTTCTTTACTTATTTGTATGCTCTTATCCGTTTCTGCATTATCCGTTGCTGCATAAGAGCATTTCGGTTGCTCAAATACAAAATAATCATAGCCGATAAACTTTCCCTTATCTCTTATTTGGATTCGTTCAATATATCCAGCAGAGATTAATTCCTTAATGGTATTGCCTATTGCTCTCCTCCCTTCCTTTGAGCAAGCTACTATTCCATTAATACTTAAATCCCAATCACTTGGTAAACTCAGAAGATAAGCCATTAATCCTTTCGCCTTTAAGCTGATTGTCTTATTCTTAAAAAGCTGGTTGCTTATTGTAGTGTAGTTCTTATTTTTTATTACTCTTATTACTTCCATTTACTAAAAGTTTAATTTTAATTGTTTCCCTACATACTTCCTTTGATCTATCTCGATTCTTTTTAATATTGAATAGTATTTAGTTATTTTTGGTGAATATCCTAATGAAACTAAATTAAAATCGTTTTTCAATAAAGCCATGCAAATATTCTTATAAGATGGAACTTTATCCTTTAACTCAAAAGGAGCTTCATCTGGTATTCCATTTCTGTAACATCTCTTTTCCCACATTTTAATGTACTCATTAATTTTCTTGTGTACCATAATTCCCATTCTTTTATTGTTTGCTCTGCAATATTATCTGCTGATGTTTGCTGTTTTATTGTTAAATATTTCCATGCCCTTCTAACTATATATTCTGGTATTTGATGTTTGTAAAAAACTGCACAATGTCCTAAAAAAGCCCTTCTGTTAATAGATTTATTAGTTAAATGATTTTCTATTGTATTTTCCCATTTAAAAACAACATCCTTCATTGCCTTACCATAAAGAATATGATTCCCTGTAAATTCAATAGCAAGGTCTAACATTTTATTTTCCTCTTTTAAGTCAATCTTATTCCACATTCCACTTTTATAACACTCCCATTTCCAGTAAGGTTTATATATTTGCCTCATTAGTTTGCATTCCAACTATTAGAAAATTCTTTATCTAAAAACAAAGATGCTAATCCTGTAATTTGTTTCATTCTTAACAGTTCATCCTTACTCATCCCAATATGTTTGCATATCCAAGCATCCCCCTTCCCCATCTCTACCAACTCACTTACAATGGTACTCATTAAGTCAATATTATGAGATCCTCTTGCTCTATTATGTCTAATGGTGGAAGCCATACGATCTGAGATGTCTTTATTTAAAACACTAATTGGCAAGTGTTCTTCTTCTCTTTCTCGGATTCTTTTACTATTAATCATTGTTGAGTATCTATGAAATCCATCTACTACAATATACAAGTCGGAATCTGGATCGTAAACTGTAACAATTGGCATAGTGAATCCATCTTCCCAAATAGATGTTTCTAACAATTCCATTTCTGGAGGGGCTACTGCATTTGGATTATAGTCATTTGCTTTTACTTTGTCCATGTGCACTCTTAGCACATCGTAAACTGGAGATTTGAATTTACTCATTGTTTTATTTGTTTAAGTTATTATTAATTTTATATGATCCATCTTTTTGGTGTATTTCGCCCCCTGTAATTGGAGGGTTAAATACTGATATTAAAATAACATCTTCCAAACATTCAAAAGTATGGTTGTCATAATTATCTAATATATAAATATTCCCAACTGTTATTAAATGACTTTCTCCTGTTTTTAAATTTGTTAATATTCCATTTCCTTGTATGCAATAGCATGATTCCTTATGATACTTGTAATGCCAATGACCTTTTTTGCCTTTAGGTATAATTGTTTTATGAAAAGAAAAACCCATATTATCTTTTTCTAATATCATTCTTATACTTCTGCCTTCTTGAAACTTCACATCCCTATTTGTTCCTATTAAATCGTTTTCGTTTATTACTTTCATGTTATACGTTTTTATATTTTAATTGAATTTCTCTTTGCCTTTTTGCTTGTTCATGTGTTGGTGCTAATCCTAAGTACTTACATGTATGGTCGTTTTTTAAAATAGTTATTACAAATCTTTTCCAACTGGTAACATCTGAATTATTACATCTTAACATATCCAAATGATCGGGAGGTAACATTCTTACACAGGTTTTATCTTTTCTTCCATGCCTTGTTTTTTCTCCTAATTTAAAGTCTATATTATTATTTCTCAGATCTTGGATAACATCTTCTGGTAATCCCCGCCCTATTCTCCACCAGTATTTTAACGACTGAATAAAACGGTTCTTAAAATTTACACCAGATTCTTTTGGGAGTGTTTCCAATAAAAATTTTGTAAAACTTTTCCATGTATGTCTATTAGGGAGTGTAAATGTTCTGTATGTTAGTTGCTTTCCATAGGTTGCTATAAAATTTGCTCCAGAAACTCTTGCACACAATCTACTCCAAACATGGCCATCAATTACCCTGTATAGATTAAGACTTGATTTTGATTCACTCATAAATGGGCTTGCTACTCTCATTTGGGCGACAGTCAATCCTGCTTTCCAAAATATATCATAAAGTTCATTATATACCCATTCAAATTTAGCATTAGCAATCCAAATATCTTCTGTTCTCCAGTCGTAAATTGGATAAACATTATAAGTGTTTTTTGTGTTTTTCTTTGTCCAGTAGAGATTGTTTATCATTTTTTTATTTTCATTCATAATTGCCCTATATCTATTCAGACTTTCATCTGTTCTTATCCCTATAAAATTTGCACATTTTTTATTATCTGCATACCACTCTCCAAATTTATCCCAAAACTCATCATAAGACATGTTCTCTATAAAGAAATCAAAATCATGGTTGTTTATATTTACCACATAATCCTCTTTCGGCATTGGCCTTATCCATCTCTGTTCATCGTGAACTCCCCAGCATTGCCAATCAATCTCATAACTACTTACTGTGCATGGCAGTGTAATAGGAAGGCAGCACCAATAGACATCCAATAAGTCAATATTTTCTTTTATAATTTTATGCATAAATTGTAAAGAGTATTCATAATTAGCTTCATTGTCTAAAATCATTAATCCTATTTTATCTGTTATATTATTTTTTCTCATATATTCTACTACAAGATTTAACATAACTCCTGAATCTTTACCCCCACTAAAAGACATATAAATTCTATCAAAGTTTTTAAAAACAAAATCTATCCTTTCATTCGCTGCTTCATAAACATTTTTGTTTTCGTTATAGTTTTTCATGTTTTTGTTTTTAGTTATTCAAATATAGATAATTGCCCAACTCCTCCAAACATCATAGTTTGCCCTTCCAAAGCATTTAATACCTTAACTTGACTTGCAATCCTTTGTTTAAGGCTAATAATACACCCTTCAAGCTCACTTAAGGTATTTGCAGTATAATACCCCTTACCACAACTACAAAGCCCGTAATGGAGGTTTTTAACTCTTATGTAATTTATGATTTTTCTTAATCTTGGCCCTTGCAGATTCATCTTTTTGCAAATTAAAGTTCCAGAAACAGCCATATCTTTTCCCTTTCTTAAAGCTATCCCCTTTATAATTAAAGGCACTTTATTTAGCTCATCTTCTGTAAGCTCGTATGTTATATTTTCAAAATCGTTTATCATTATTCAAATGGATTTTCATCATCATCAGCTTCACTGACAGGGCGGATCATATCGCAATTTACATTAGTAAAATATTTTCCATTCCATTCTCGGCTCTTAATAGTTAATTCCAGCTCAACAGTTTCCCCTTCTTTTCGGTTAGCCATTAAACTGATATTGTCGTTAAAAATTGAGCAGCATAATTCATCTTTAAAAGGGGTAAATTGTTTTACTATAAAATCTTGCCTTTTCCACTCATGGCCGCTTTTGCTTGTTCCCTTTTGAACTTCCATAATTTTTTTAATTCGTGCTTCGATTCTCATAATTTATATTGGTTTTTAATTAATTTTGATTGTTCCTCATATCTTTTTTTTGTAAATAAATTATTTAGTTCTTTTAACTCTTTATTTAAGTACAGAGCTTGCGTTCTCTTAATGCTTAATAGTGTACTCAAAACATCAAAATCATTTGCCATTACAATAAATTTATGATATTTATTGCGCAAAGGTTTTTCGTCTTTTATCAATTCCTTAAATTTTTTGCAATGATGTATGGCAGTTGAGTGATGTAAGCCCTTAATATAATTAGAAATTCCAGCATAAGTTATCTCTAATTCATCACGCAAATAATAAATAAAAAACCGCCTTGCTTCAATTACATCCTTTTTTCGGCAAGTATTATTTTCCAGGTAGAACTTACCAATCTTAAATATCTCGCATAGAATTTCCTTTGCCTTTTCAACTCTTTCCTTATTTAATATTTTTCTCTTCAATCGCATTTTTATAAGTTTTTAATAACCTCCAAATCATCATCAAATTTCCCTTTCTTCTGGTGGCTTATTTCATCCTCTCCCAGAGTTTCTGTGTAATTCATTGTCTTTATTATAACTCTTGCCAAAGCTCTTTTTTCAGCTATCTCAATTCTAAAAGATAGGCGGCAATTGTCTTTTGTAGCACTTCCAAAAGTTTCCATTTTAGGAATCCACTCATCCCCCTCTCTTATTAAGCTGGTAGCTTTTATTATGCAATTATCAAGCTCGGCTTTTATTACTTCAAAGCTTACAGAAATCTCATTCTTGGCTTGTATTTTCTCGATTCCGCTCCTTGTAATAATGGAAAATCCTCTTTTGTCCTTATAAACATCCCCTGCTGATTTATCCAAGTCGTTATCTTTATAAATCTTATTCATTAAATCTTTCATTTCTCAAGGTAAGTTATTAGCTTGCAAATTGCATTATTAAACTCGGTTTCATTAGATTCTATATTACCCCCAGCCATTACGCTACTGAGAGTTAATGTAGTGTAGTTTATCTCGTTATTTCCAACATGGATTTTATCACATATTAATCTACCCTCTATTAATCTTCCTCTATAATAGCTTATGGTATCTCCACAGCTCCATTTTCGATAAATGGGTAAATCCTCTACTTTTAGCTTTTTGTAATTGGATGAGGAGTAGTTAAGCTCACTCTCATCATTGATTGCTTTTGAATCTACATTAGCACTTAATTGCAAATCTTTTTGTCTAATAAGATGCATTCCGTTTTTTAATTCAATAAATCTTGTTTGTTCCATAATTCAGGTTTTTGATTAATAATAGAGCAAACTTAGATACTTTTTTAACAAATGCTAAAAACTTCAATAAACTTTATTCACAAAGTTATACACAAAAGAAAAGCCGAACCAAGCGATCCGACTAATCTCCTCAAAACAAGTATTACGACTTTGGCAAATATATAAAAATTTACTTCACTCTAACAATTTTACTGCCCAAATCCATTGGAACAAAAATTGCTATCTTTCCTTCATCTAAAACAACTCCGCATCCAATTGTGGGCTTCTTTGGAAAATGTTTGCCATAAGCAAAAGCCATGTGCCCTACATCTATTCCGCATCCTACATTCATTCCGAATATAATATCATTTCGGCTTGCCATATATGAAACTCCCCCAAAGCTGTGAGAATGCCCCATTACTGTTGATTGCCTATTAGCCATTGCTCTGCTCCTTGCTCCATTTTGTCCGCTACTTCCTGTTCCATGTTCGTATAAAACTCCATCAATCTCCCATTGCATTTTCCATCTCCATCCCTTTGGTGCATTCCAAATTTCCTCATAACTTTTAAGAAATCTTTTTGGTAATCCAGCAGTTGTAGCTTGGCGAAATGGTAAAGCCGAATGATTGCCAACACAAACTTTAACATCTGGAAATGTTTTATACCACTTATCCATCTCCCTTTGTGCCTTTTCAGCTTCACTTTCAGCGTTTAACATGCTGGGGCTTTTCTCAAAATAACTCATTGCCGCGTTGTCGCATTCATCTCCAATATGCACCACTTCACTTACGCCAAATCTATTAAAAACTTCATAGCAAAAATCTCTATAACCTAAATGCTCATCCGTTTCCCTTATACAATATGGCTCATGTGTATCTCCTATAATTCCAGCTCCACTCTTATTGCGGAATTGTTTTATTAATTCGTTTTCCGTTAGATTTAACCTTGGGCGAAATTGCATAAGCAAATTTAAGTAAATAGATCCTTAGCTTTCAGGCGGGATTTTTAGTTTACTAACTACTTCTTGTTTATATCCGCTACTGATTGGCCTAATACAAGAGCCATAATGGAATATACAAGGGTTTTAGCAGTTTCTTCATCAATCCCTAAGCTATCACTTAGAATGGAAATTAAAATAGCTGCTATGGTGTAAATTGCTTTCTTACTACCCAAAATCTTTTTTAGGGTTTGTGTTATTATCCAAGTTTTCATCTTTTTATTTTTTTAAGTTAATATTAGAATCGGTATGCCATACCAATTTTAAACTCTCCCTCATCATCTCCCATTGTATAATTTGGCTCAATGTAAAGTTCATTCCAAAACTTAATGGAATAGCCAACTCCCCAATTCATGTTATCAGTTGAATCCATCTCCCCCATTATATAAAAATCTCCCATTGAATAACGGGCAAACAAATTGTAGTTATCGCCACTTTTAATAGCCCCTACCATTATTTTATCAGTTGCCTGATAGCCCATGCCCATATTGTCCGTAAAATTGCTTACACCCCAGCTTTCGCCATCAGATGGTTTGTCAATGGAGCTAACCATTGTAAACTGTGCTGACGCTAAAAGTGTAGTAAAGCAAATTGCTAATGTTAAAAATATCTTTTTCATTTTTTTATCTGTTTTTAATTATTAATTCTATTTCTTCAAAACTTCCTAAATCGTACATCAATCTGTAAAATGCTTTGCGGCTTTCTCCCACAAAGTTTAATGCTCTTGTATTGCCTAATAAGATGCAGCCCCTACTATTTTTTGGATAATTTCCGATATGCATTAAAATCAATTCCCTATCTACAACATCTAAAATATGTAAATGCTCATATTTATATTTGCTTTTTTCAGTATGTCTTTTTTTAACTTCATACACTCCTTTAGGGATACATGAGATTCCTTTGGAATTAGATTTCCAAGGTAGCTCTAAAGTATGCCCATAAAATTCTCCATTTAAGTAAAGCTTGCCTAAAACCGCCTTGTTCGTAAAAGTATCTCTAATCAATAATAAGCTCGCTTTGGGCTTTTCTATCATAATGTTTTTTACTTTTATGAATCTTTTTTTTAATATCCGCCCCCATAAACACATCTCTACTTATTTTTTTTACTTGAGATATATTGCGCTTATTATTACACCCCTCACATTTGCAATAAACATCTTTTCTTTTATTTCTTTTACAGCATCTTTTTTCCCCCATTTTGGATGGTTTAATGGTTTGTTAATTTTTCTTTTCTTTGCCACCTTTTGAAAATTTGTAAATCGTAAATGCTATTGCAAGACAAAGAGAGATAAAGGTTAGCACCTCGTTGCAGCTGGTTATATTTAATCCAATTGCAGAGCCATTGGCCGTTACTACTTGGATGCTATCTATTACTTCTTTTTTCATTTTTATATATTTTCCAAGACTACCTTACCCCCATAAATTCGGTTGGAAGTTCCTGTTGTTATTACTTTTACTCCTAAATAATTTGTAGTATCGCTTTCCAAAGCTGTAATGCTAAATTCTGTTCCTACTGTTCCGCTTCCAAGCGCTGTTCCTATACCGCTCGCATTTACATCCAACTCATACGCTTCCACTACTTTTGTATTATTTCCCCAGACTGTTATATCTGTTGCTTTTTTACCATAAGGTATGGGTACAAACGCCCAAAGCTCAGTATCAGCATGAGCTATTTTAACTCCTGTTGTTCCTGTATCATCAAAACTCCATTCTTTATTCGCCACATCTGCGTTTGAAATGAAATCTCTTGGAATCAATTTAATGTAATCCGTATCAAGTCCAACTATTACCACATCCCCTCCGATACTTCCTCTTGTTTTATGATTGCATTGCTGATAATTATCCCGACTATTTATCATAATCCTATCTCCAATATTTAATGGAGGCCCTATTGTAGTGGATTCCACAGATATTTCTGTGGCCGTATTTGCAACATCTGCACTCGCTTGAAATTGATGGAAATAGTTTTTGCCCACAACATTAAAAACATCTCCTGCTTTTATGAGCGTGTTTTGTTCAAAAGCGTTAGTTCCTTCTGCAAGTGTACCTTCTGGATTCATTTGGTTAATTGATAAAGAGGTAAGTGCTTGATTACCTGTTTTTCCTTCGTCTAATGAACCTATCTGAAACAATGACTCATCCCTTCTGCCTGTTGAGGGGCCTGATAATCTTTCTGCTGTTGTATTACTTCCAGGATCACTGCCTCCTGTTGGCTCTGTTGTGGTTGATGTATCAGCAACAGAATAAGATATTTGCAACCATTCCCCACCCCATTCATCCAGTAAAATATCAAAAGTTCCTCTTAATAAATAATAAAAAATTCTATCTCTGGTATCATGTATTTTACCAATAGGATTTACATAAACAGGGCGCATTGCTGTCCCATCAGATTGCCACCAATTCAACTCACTTACAGCAGTTTGTAAGCTCCATTTGTAATCGGATATTTGTTGGAAATACAACCTTGATTCGGCTAATAATTCTCCCAAACTTTTATCAAAAGCGCCTGTGCGCCCTCTCCTCCATTTCCCTGCTGGCTCAGTATACCCAGTACCGCCTGCCCCATCACTCCACATTAAAGAAGATGGCTCTCCCATAGTTACTGTGTCGCCCCACCAAATATTTTTCACAACTTGCCTTTGTGTTTCACTCCTTGCTGAATAAACTGTTGTATTTAAAGATGTGCCCCCGATAGTGCTGCTTAGAATAGGATTAAATTGAGAGATAGGATTGTTATTTGTATCTAAAACATCATTATAGGTAACGCCTTGAGTAGTTAAATTTGGATAAGGAAATAGTTGCCCACTAAAAAATCCTTGGCCATGATGCCCATACCAAAAATAAAATGGCGTGCTATAATTATTGATTGCTAATGTGAATATCTCAAATTCCCAATCCCCTGTAAAATTAGAATTAGCGGGTAAAATTCCACTGAAAATTGTTTGTTGTGATGTTCCTGTTGGCAAACTTAATGCAGTGGTATTAGGATAATTATCAAACATTAAAGGGCCCATATTCGGGGGCATTACAGAGATAAAATAATCTATCCAAACTTCATCAGCAGGAGTGCTCGCTGATTCCTGTGGATAATTTTCCCAAGTTATCGTCCCTCCATTGCTTGCCATATATTGCCCATTATCCCAATCTGTATCTCCAGATGGCCTTGCTCTTATGGAAAAATTAGCATTATAATCCAAAGGAACTGAATATGTATTATTAAATTCTAAAACAACTAAAAGATTAAATCCGCCAAATGATGCTGCTCCCGTAAATGTTCCCAAGGGTGTGTATGTTATTTGATCTACATCCACTATAGGCGTTACATTATCTTGTACTGCTGGTTGGGGAAATGTTTGGAAATAATTGTTATTAGAGAGAGATTCAAACTCAACGCTTACCTCTTTTAGTTTAGGATAGTAATTCCATTTGCTTCCTGCTAATTTTTGCAGCCCACCCTTAAATCCTCCTGCGTTTGTTTCAATATCTTGGCTATATGGTGTAAACCAAGTTTCTCCTAAATATTCTTGCCCTCCAGATAATACGCCAGCTCTTGTCCAGATTTGGCTTTCAATATTGTCAGGAACAGCAAATGAGCCCGCATCAGCAGTAGGATACAATTCTAATTGCACAAAATAAAACCGATTTTGCCAAAATACAACCCTCATCCCCCACATTTTGCAAATTGATTCTAATACTTTATAAACACTCTGCACCTTATAAGTCCCATCACTTTTAATTTCATACGCCCCATCCATTTTGCAGCTTGTATAAGCTAATGGGCTGATTGAAGTAGTGGGGCTTGGATGCTCCTCATACCACCAATCAACAGAGGTTGAGAATGTATAGTCTGCTACATCTCCATCAGTTGAAGCTGCATCAGGAGTATTGCAAAATTCTAATATCTCTTTTATCCAATAAATGAATGTCTGGTATCCAAGCGGCCCATAAGTATCGTCTGTGGGATAAGGATTAACCCCTTGAGTTTGCACCATATCATAATTCTTTAAAAGCCCAATCCCATCAGTAGCACTTAATTCCACTTCATAAGGTAGAGATACATCCTCTTTTGAGCTTAAATCTATTAAAATATTCCCACTCCACAAAGGGGTATCTTCAATGCGCCCTGTACTCCATATCACTATTGTAACATCCCCCTCCTCATAAGTTTCTCTTAAATCCTTTATAAAGTTTTTAAAATGTACGCCAAAGGGATTATTTTCTACAATTAACGAAATAGAACATTTTGAAGCTACAATAGGGCTGAATTTTTCTTGCCCACTTGTATCATATTTAATTTTTACACCCCCACTCCCAACTTTAAGAGGAACTATTGTTTCGCTGGCATAATTTTTATCGTATATTCTAAACCGATAATATCTACCATTTGCCGAAAACCAACTCCCTTCATATCTTGTTTTATGTGTAACAGCCATCTATATAAATCTTTCTCTTGATATTTCGGCTTTATCCGAAACTAATACGATATTATTTCCTTCAATCCTACCATGCACATCTACTTGAGTAGCCCCCATCATCCCCATAAGTTTATCCAAAGGAGATACGACTTCAGGGTTAAAAGCACTTGTGCCACTCCCTTCGCCTATTAAACTTAGTGTAGGCCCTGAAACTAATCCTCCCTTTGCCATAGGAATAGGAGTTGATGCTATCGTTGCTATTTGAGCTGCTCCTAATCCTCCAATCAATAGAGCCAATGGAGGGAATCCAATATTTGCTGCAACCGCTTCGGCTGTACTTATAATCGCTGATGCTATTGCCAGAGCTTTATCCCTTATAGCTTGTTTACGCTTCATGGCCTTTTCCTTTTCATCTATCAGGGCATCAATATCTCCCTTTTTTTCTGCATACGCTTCCTCAATCTCTATTTTTTTAGCAGCTTTTGCTTCATCACTCATATTGGATTCTTCAACTCTTTCAAGTTCCATCGCCATTTGTTCATCTAATATATCCACCTTTTCCGTTTGCCCCTCTTTCCATATATCAAATTCAGCTTGCTCCTTTGCGTTAGTAGCACTAATAACATCTCCTATTCCTGACATTACTTGCTTTACTTTGTTTCCAAATTCTAAAAAATTCTCAACCATAACCCCCATAGTATAAGCTGTTTGCTCTGCCATACTCATGGTAGTATCTTCCCACTCCTTTTCAATTGGCTCAAACATACCTTTGGCTTCGCTTTCTTCAGCTTTAAACATTGGAATAGCTGTTGGAGTAAAGTCTTCTCCTCCCCCACCCCCTGTTGTTGTAGTATCATCTAATCCTTCGATTAAATCTGCTATTGCCTTTGCAGCATCTTTTGCTCCATCCTCAACCCCTTTAAATTCCTTTTTTGTTTGAAAAGAAAATAACTTTATGTGTTTTAGTTGTTTAAAGGGATTTACTAAATTTATAGCATCAATAATTGTATTAATTGACTCAATAACGCTATTTGCCATAAAAACAAAAGCATTCCTTATAGTTAGTGCAGTATCAGATGTGCTTGTAATTAGCCAATAAAATGCTCCAACTAAAGCCGCTGTGGCTACTATTATTGCTCCAATAGGATTGGCCGCCATTACTGCATTTAACGATGCAAATATAGGAATTAATGCAGAGATTCCAATACTCAATTGCCCTATTATCATTAATACAGGGCCTAATGCTGCTGCAAGCAAGGCAACTACTACAATAGTTTTTTTGGTAGAATCATCTAACCCATCAAATTTATCTGCTATCTTTTTTATCCAATTTGCCAATTTGGTTAGCATAGGCATTAAAATCTCTCCTATAACCTCACTCATATCAGAGAGGGAATTCCCTAATTGTTGAATAGGGCCTAATCCTGCTGCTGCTGCCGCTGCTGCACTACCACCATATTGAGTTTCAAGTTCTGCTAATATAAGATTTTGCGCATCAGCTAAACGATTTGTTTCCACTAATGATTTAACTGTCTTTTTTTGATCTTCTGAAAATTGAATCCCAGCTCTGCTTAATGCAGATAAATTTGCCACAGGATCATTTAATGCTTTCCCCAGCATAATGGAAGCGGATTTTAAATCCCCATCCAATCTTGTAGCTAAATCCAAAGCAACTACCTGTGTTCTTTCAAATTGCTCTCCTGCTATATTTGTAAAAGTTAAAAGTTGAGCGGTAGCTCCTTGCAGTATTTCCTCATCCCCAAATAATGTAGTTTTTTGTAAATCGGCTGCCATCTTTTGGAGCTCTTTAGATGTTATCCCGACTTGGCCGCCTGTTGATTTTAGCCCAGCTTCCATTTGAGCTATCGCCTTTTGCTGTTTATCAAAAGCCCTCACTCCCACCACTCCTAAAGCTACAATAGGTAGCGTTAGATTTCTGGAAAGAGATGCCCCCGTTCTTTTCATTGATTTGCCAAACTTCTTGATGTTCTTTTGGGCTTTTTTCATTGCCCTATCAAAACCTCTTAAATCAGCTCCAAATACTATGTTGAGTAACCCTACACTTTTACTTGCCATAATCTTCTAATTTTTTAATGTATTCTGCTTTATTTTTTAGTTTCTTATAATCCACTTTTGCATCCTTACTCTCCCATCCAAATTGTATTAAATCTTTTAGCTTTATCTGTTTGCCTCTTGGCAGTTGAATGTTTAATAAATAACAAGTTTGCCATCTTGTCCTCTCCCAATCACTTCTATCTCTTAACTGTTCTAAATCAAAAAAGCCATCCAATTTATTAAAAAAGTGTTTTGGAATCATATCATAAAACTCCTCCACACTCATCCCCATCTGCCCCAAAGCGATGCCCTCAAGTTTATCCCAAGTTAGCTTTTTACTCGCTTGGGCTTTGGCTTTTTTTCGCCTTTACCCCCCATCATTTCAGCTAATACTTCCATACATCTTGCTATCCCTTCCATATCTCCATCCATCTTATCAGCTAAATCATCTATCGTCATTTTGCATTCCTGCTTTGCCGCTCTATAACCATCCTCAATTCCGCAATGTATTAAAATAAGTGCATCATTTAAGCCCATATCAGCCCCTAAACTATTAAGCCCAGCCAATGTTGTTCCTGTTTTCTTTGAGTATTTACGCAAAGCATTGAATCCAAATTTAATAGGGTATTTCTCCCCTCCTAATTCTACAAAAGTGTAATTTTCCATTTTTTCAAGTTTTTAAAAATACCCTCACCCAAACGCAACCCACCTGAAAAAAGGATGCGAATGGGGTATTGAGTATTAGGTTATGAATAGTTGATTTTCAACTATTTACGATATTGTTTGTGTTATCGCTCCTGTTCCTGTAAAAGATAAGCTATAAGTCGCAGTATCTTCTGTTGGAGCAGAAACACTAAAGGATGTTAGCCAAGCAGTTCCCTCATAATATATGTTACTTGTAGTACCATCAGTATTCCCAAATCTTACTACTAAAGATGCTCTTGTAATTATGTAAGAGTTTAGTAAATCATCTGCTCCATTAGTTAAAGCAACCGCTGGAGAAGCGTTATCAGTCCAAGCATACGCTCCATCCACGCTTATATCCCAATTTCTTGCTCCTTCCATTGCTTCTGCCCATCCTGCGCTTTCTTTATTACTTATATCTCTGGTGCTATGATTTACATTTAGTGTACCACTTTGAGCAT